CACGTTCCTCTTCAGACATATTCTCGTACTCGCTCTTTAATCTGGATATTTTCTCACGCATTTGCGTGATTGAATCTTCGGGTAGTTCAAGAGCATCCTCAAAAACATTCCACTCAGACCTTTTAGATGCCTCAACAAAATCCTCCCATGCATTTTGGTAATCCAACATGCCATTTGTTGCCCCAGCCCAAAATTCATCCATAAGTTTTATCATATCAGCCTGACTCCCATCGTTCAGAATCAACTCACCAAGTCCAGCCCCCAACTTATCAAAATATGGCTTCATAATGGCGTTCCACATCTGGCTTGAGGCCATCTCGCCAAGAGCACCACCAACCTCGCTTTTTATCGTATCAGCAATTTCCCCAAATGAAGCCTTCCCGTTTTTCTCTATATTCTTCCAAGTCTCATTAAACGTGGTGCGCATATCTTCAGATATTCCGCCAACAATCTTCCTAATGGAATCCTTGAAATTACTTAACGCAGCCTCAATAAGGTCTATTTGCTCTATCATTGAATCACGCATTGCCTCATAGTCTGCCTCGTCATCCGCAAAATTTAACTCATCAAGTGCCTTGCGGTAACTTATGAGTTTGTCCAAATCTATATCATCAAAATTAATGGCGTTTATATGGTGCTGTAATTCAAACATAAGGTCACTAACACCTATTACCATGTTCCGCAATTTTGCCACACTTTCAGAAGCGGCGTCTTTATACCCCCTCTTTTTTGCATCCTCGTAGTCTCCCATATCCCAGCCACTCAGGGCATCTAACACAGTTGCCCCTCCAGCGTACAAAGAGCCTTTTTTGCTTATTTTATTAAATTCCCCTTTTAGGCTACGCAGAGATTTTATGAGTTCATTTATCTGGTGATTGTAGTTTTTCACATCCTGAAATGCGTCATCCGTAAACCACCCATCACCAAGCCCCTCCCTTCTATCAATCAAATCAAGCGTATTGTTAAGCCTCCTTAGTTCGGTGTTCACGGCAATTACCTTCTCCTCAATACGCTGCCTCTTAACTGCGTTTGCAATGTTCATTACCGCAACACCTATTTTAAGAACTGCCCCAATTATTGCGGCATAAGTATTACCAGTTGATATGGCTGTATCACCAGTTGAATCTATTGCGTCTTTTGTGTTTTCAGCAACTTCGTTTATTGCTTTTCCAGCGGCCTCAGCACCTTCGCCTACGTCATCCCAAACACTGCTATTTGCAGCAAGCTCATAGATATTCTTTACCAAGTCTCCAGTCGCATCAACAATGTCTTTTATTGGCCCAGCAAACTCGCTGTCAAGCCCAATAAGTTCCGCAATAGAAGAAAAAGAAGACGAGACTGATTTTGCAATATCGTCTATCTGTTTTGCGTTTTTCTTTATCTCCTCAAACTTCATATCAACTTCCTTGCCCTCAAACGCCTTTTTCACCGCTAACTGGAATTCCTCCATAGAAATCCCGCCTTCCCTAAGTTTAACTATAAGTTCAAGTATCTTTTTCTGTGTTTCATCAATGGGCTGACCAATATCGCTACCTAAAAAATCACTCAAATCCTCCATTGACATATCCTCTAATATCAACTTGGCCTTACTTAACCTATCAAGTGTGTCCTGTTCAAGTTTAAGAACCTCAACCTCAGAGAGTTCGCCAATCTTGTCCTGAAGGTATCTTATTTGTTTAACCGTAAGGTTTGTGATGTTCTGTATCGCATCCTTATACCCGCTCTTTTCAAGAGAATCAGCAACAAAAGCATCTGCGAGTTTGTTTATACGCTCCTGATGTATTGCCCGTATTGCATTTTTCTCAGCATCGTATAAAGAGTTTATCTTCTCTATGCTACGCCTATACTCGTCACTATTTGCATCAAGCCTCTTATTTTTAAGTTCATCTATGGCGTTTTTCTGCTTATCGTTTAATTTTACTATGGCATTTTCAAAGTCGGATACAATCTTTGAAACGTCAAATAATGTTCCTGTTCCAAAAAGGTCAAAGTTTTCATCTTCCCATTCATTAATAATTTCACTAAAGTTCTTAAAAGCCTTGCCCATTTCCATAGCCGCTTTTATTTTATCTTCAGAGAATATTAATGCGATTTTTTCAGCAGCATCAAGTGCCTTTTCTCCGCCTATTTCTTTTAATTGATTTATTATGGCGGTTAATTGGCTGTTAAAATCAGTTGTAACATCCCTATCTGGAAACAGCGTTTGAAGTATGTCTTTTGCGGTTGCTTCATCAACCATCCCCAATAGATTGCTATAAGCATCAGCAAGCTTCTTGATAAAGTCCGCTTCTTTCTCAAGGTTTTTGATTTTCTTTTCAGTCTTCTCATCGTCATCATCGGTATTTTCTACACCGTTCTTTTTGCCAAAGACTGTTTCTGAGTAATACCCATATTTGGTGAAGTATTCCTTAATTGCATCAATGCGTCTTTTTGCTGCGGCAACCTCTATTTGTGCATTTTCGTCTATGGTATTAGAATACCTCTTTATAGTTTCTTCTGCTTTAGAGTATTCGTCTTCAACCCTCTCGAAATATGCGTTTCTATCTTCCGAGTCTCCAGACTGTAATGGCATTATGGCAAGTAGCGCATCATCACCACGCATAATCCCCTCTGCCATCTCTTTCCATAAGGCTGTTCTCTCGGTCAATGACTTAATCCCCACTTCGGCTGCCTTTTCAGCCATTCCAAGTTCTAAGTACCCGTCACGGAGTTTGTCAAGTTTTACATTGGCCAATTTTTCTACTTCGGCACTGTATTCCTCAACGGTTATTTTTCCTGCTTTTAGGCTGTCCTCAAGAAGTGCCAACTCATTTGCCTCCCACAAATCAACAGACTCAAGCATTTTCCTTATCTCCACATTGCTTGCGCCTATACCACCAGCCATAATGTCACCAGCAACACTTATTTGATTAAGTGCGTTCATTAGACCCGTTACATTATTGGTAAATTGCATCAGGGCGTGGTTAGCCGTTGTTCCCTTCATAAGCCAGTCCCAAAACCAATCCCCTCTGCCTTCACCCGGAAAGAACCTTTTACCTGTTTGATAATATTCCTTAAAAACCTTATTAAACAACGCTTTTGCCGAAAATTTGCCTGTTTGTTTTTTTATCTCAGCTGCATATAGCCTCACCAAGTCTTGCACTTGCTTCTCGACCTCTCTTTCCGAAACTATCTCACCGCCCTGTTTACGTGGTATATATTGCTTTATGTCCTTTATGAGATTCGCCGTCTCTTTTTCATTGCTAAACCTTTCGTATGCGTCAGCAACAGCCTTTTCCTCCGCCCTTGCCCTTGCCGTTCTATATATTGCATTTGTGATTTCATCCTGTCTACCACGAACCAAATCCAAGGCATTTGCCTCTGTCGCAAGTGATGGCAAGTATTCACCATATACTCTATTTAACTCATCTACCGCATCCTTATATTTCTGAGTGCCCCGTGTGCCCTCCTCCAGTTTTTCCTTTATGTCCAAAAGACCATCAACCAACTTTTGCGATGAGGCCTTCTCACGACTCATTATATCATTGAGGTTGTTATTAAATTCACGGGTTTCCTTGTTTAATGCACGTAATATTGAAATGATTGCAGCTATTCCAGCTATTGCCAAAACGTATGGGTTATTTAGCATTGTTTTGTTTAGAAACTGTTGTGCGGTTGCCGATTGCCTTATAACATTCGCCAATGACCCATATTGCATAACCAAATCGCTAACCCTCAACGCTATCACAGCACCCCTGTATACTCCGTATGTTTTAATTAAAACACCAAGCACGTTCCCAACCTTATCGTAACTATCAATTAACTTACGTATCAGGTCAATGCTTCCCTTTAGGACTCCCGAATTGGATTCTCCTATTTCATACATTGCAATTTGGTAAGCATCTTTCAAGTTGGATATTTTACCCTTCAATGTCTGCGCCTGTATCTCCTGCATTTGATAGAATTTTCCACCCTCTCTTGTCATCCCCTCAAACATCTCCTTTATCATCTCAAATGGGACTAAACGTGCAGATATCTTGTCAAATATGTCGGCAACAGTAATGCCCGCATATCCCAATTTCTCAAATTGCTTCTGTAATTCAAACAAAACTGGAATCCCGGCCTCGGTCAACTGCCTGATTTCCTGACCTCTAAGTACGGCTGCGGCCCTTATTTGGCCATAGGCAAGTATAAGCCTTTCCATACTAACGCCAAGACCCGCCGATACGTCAGCAAGCATTTTCGTTGTGTCATATAGCTCTTTCGTGGGTATTGAAAAGGCTGATAACTGTTTGGAATATGCGGCCAAGTCCATAAACTGGAACGGAGACTTTACGGCAAGGTCTTGTAGTTGTCTGAATAATTTATCGGCAGCCTCAACATCATTCAAGATAGCACCCATAGCGACTTTCTGCATCTCGAATTCGCCTGTTATCTTATATAGCGACTTTAATAGACGGGTGGCTCCAAATACAGAGGCGTAAGACAATGCCATCGAATGTAAATCACGGAGAACCCTTGATTGGCTATGTGATACGGTAAGTGCCTGTTTCTTTGCGCTCACAGTTTTTCGATTGGCTGCTTCTATTTCCCTCTCTATGCTCTGCTGTTGGCGAATTTCGTTTGTTAGGTCTCTCGCCTTCGAAAGTTCGCTGTTGTCTACGCCTATTGTCTTTCCCTTGCTTGCAGCAAGTTGTTTTAGGCGCTCCATCTCAGCACCAAGACGCTGCCAAGCCTCAAGCTGCGTCTTAGTAGCCATAGTCCCCATGTCAATACTCTTGACGTATTCGCCTTTTTGGAGACTTGCTGTTCGCCGTACTTGTTGTTCTATTTTCTGTTGCTCCCGGAGTAATGTCTTATAGGCATTTGTCATGCTGGCACGCTCATTCACCTTCTTCTGCCCCTCCTCAATTTCCTTCTGTAACTTTTTGAATTGAGCTGCCATTTTATCGAGGTCTTGTTGCCAATTCCCCGTAAATTCCATATTAAACCAAAGAGTCCCTATATCTGCCATTTTATTCCTTTTTGTCGGACTTGTGAGATTGCTCCCAAATCCGTAATGTTTCTGCTACACTGTCCGCAGTAACTTTCGTCTTGCTATTCCCGCTGGTTGAGTTGTCGTTGTCGTACTCATTCATTGTCGTGTCTACGTTGAGTAATTCTATGTACGCCTTTGTATAACCCCAGTAAAAGCCCCATTTCTCAACTCTTATAAGACCGAATAAGAATGTGCGTGGCAGAAATAAATATGGAAATTCTTTTGATATTACTCCTTCTTCCCCGATGCTTGTTGTTGGAGGATAAGTTCTGCTTCCTGACGATTTGTTCTTTTCAAGCAATCGTCTAATTGTTTCAGTGACGCCATAGCCATGTAGTATTGCATAAGCAGAACTTTTTTTTTACCCGCTTCTATAATGGTTAATAATTGTGCATGGTCATATTCTTTAACAAAAAAATACCAACGCCACAACACCCACCAAAATAGCCGTATTTTCCAGTAACCATTAAGCACTATTGCGGCAGCAGCCTTGTGTAGAATACGCTCCTCGTATTTTATTCCAGTTTTCCCTGAGTTTAGAATATCGGAGACCTTACGCTCTGTCCCGAATTTTATCCACCCTATCTTTATTTTATCTTTGGTTCCCGGAATCTGGATTATGTCATAGGAGTTATTGCGTATACTATTCAATTCTTGCCGTGTTCCCCTGTCTGGATTATCCATATTTTTCCTTTTACACTATTGGATTAGGGGCAAGGGATAAGCCCCAAGCCCCCACCAATAGATTGTTGCGTTTAGGAAGTGGTGCTGTATTCATACAATACAACATCACCATCTGTATCACCCTCAGTAATGCCAGACACGTCAAAAGAGACGTTGTAGCCAAGAGGTTTTGTAGACGGAGCATCAAACTGTACGGAAGCATACCCTTCCAAATTCTTAATAACAAGAGCATATTTTTTGTCTTGCGAGATAAGCATAGCCATACCAGAGAGTTGTTTCTCGGTAAGATTTACACCTGACCCAACGGGCTTCCAATATCCAGTCCCATCCGAAAGTGTTGCAGGAGTTCCACTTGCAGTATTTCCAAATGCTGTCTGCACATCGGCATTGATTGAGGGAACAAAGAAGGTAAGGGTAGTGGATGCGGGTTCGCCAGCAGCGGTGGCATAAGCTCTGGAGCTGCCGTGAATAAAGGCTTGATTCCTTGAAATCTCGCCCTGTGTGAAGTTTACGGAATCACGCAGAACAGGGAACTCATAGTCCCATTCCTGCGCAGCAATCAACTTTGCGCTTGTTTTCTTGTAACGCAAAGTAGATACACCCATAAACGCCATAGTCAATTCTGAAACTGTTTTCATTGCCATAATCGTAAATTTTTATTAATGTATTATTAAATCGCACTGTATGTGCCATACGTAGAAGCCATTTTTCTGACCACCAGCAAAAACTATCGGATTCGCTATATGATACTTGTCACTTCTACTCGGTATCTTGGCGTAAGCGGATTCCTGCATTGTTGACAATGTAGAAACATCCTCTCCACTAAATGTTGACGAGCCAGAAGTAAAACTCTTAGCCCTCGCCCAAAGTGAAATCATTGCAGTCGTCATCCCATATCCACCCATATCATACACCCTTGCTGGCAATGATATTACGACATATTTTCCTACATCTTCGCTAATTGTGGATAAGGCCTCTGTGGTAACAATCATATCGCCTATCCCAGTAAAAAGCTCAACAAGGAATTTTAAGATGTCTTTTATATCATAATTTCCTGCTCCCATATTATTTTATAGGTCTAAGGTTTCTAATAAGCATGGATTCTCCAAATGCCTCAAATTCTTTTTTCGTAGCGGTCAGCACGTTAGCGCCTTGCATCTCCAAAAACTCCGAATATTCTGTTCCAGTACACATCACAATCCCCGTTTTTGAACTTCTAAATGGCGGGTCGTAACTTGTCAAAAATTGTATTGACGTGTCATCACCCCATCCCCTGTCAGTTTTAACTATCCCGACAAACTTTTTTCTAAAGTTGCCATCATAGTCACGGAAGTCCACCCATGCCTCCCCACGAGTAAGCTTCACACGTACAGGCGGCTTCAGGTTTGAGTTCTGGATTATCTCAATCAAGGCGCCATCTTTATATATCCCAACGGCATAGGATGTAAGTGTGTTCCCAGTAAGGTTCATATACTCTTTCTCAAATTCAGCACTTTGAATCAGTTCATATGCAAGTGACACAAGGGCTTCATATAGGTTTGGCCATACCAAATCCCAAATCTTCCTTTTTGCAGCATAAAAAACGGCATCATTTGACATCCTTTTCATTTGCCAGTATTGTTAAAATAAAGGTGTGTACCAAAATTGGTGGTTACTGGTCTGGAATTAATCTTTCCACGTATGACATCCCCATTTGAGGGGATTGTCGCCTCGACAATGTCGCCTATCATAAAGACCAGTTCATTCGTTGGAATGGAAACTGTAAAGTCTGACATAACTACACCAGAGGATGCATAGGAGCGTATTGTTTTGAAACATCTGCCTTCTCCATTGTAGACTTCATCGGGAGTGTCACTGTCATCTTCAAATTGACTTGTAGCCTTTTCCCTTGTTATCTTTATCTGGTGTGGGTATCTTGGATTTTCCATGTCTATAACCTTACTATACGTATTGATGATGATGCCATCACGGTTTCCCCATATTTCCGATAAATGGCATTTGCAATCCGCTCCATCCTCCTTTTATCCTGTTCTGATAATTGAATACCGCCCTCACGATGTCTCCAGTCCCCGTCTGAATCGTCTACAACGCCAGACGTTGATGGAATCGTGGTGCAATATGAATAAATATCAGCCCTAAGAAGGTCTTTCTGTTCGACAGTCAAAGCACTAATGGTCTTGCTCTCCAATATACCCCTGTTGTCAAGTATAACAGAAATGGTATCATCGGGGATGTTAACCCCGATAATACCCTTCATATATTGGACTACTGTAACCATGATTAGTCTGCTGCCTCGTTAATGGATAAGTACAGCATCTTATTCACTGCGTAAGGCACGGGAACGCACAGTGAAGTTGCCGAGAATTTCTTGGCATTTTCACGGGAGAACACGTCTTCCTGCACAGCGATGGTTCCACCGTCTGCATAGTATACAGGAGCAATGGAAGAAGCAAAAATATTGGAAACCCTTGACCACTGGAATGACCCCACATTTCCTGCGGGGCGCAAAACGACAGTGTTTGCGTCAAAAGCAGCAAGTTCTTTGCGCTTCAGCTCTTTGTTTGCATCTATGTATTCGGTAAATCCATAGTATTCATCTTTTTGGATAGGGGGAAGC